GCTCCGCCCGAGAATGTCGGGTCAATGTAGTAGACAAAGTAGAGATGATTTTGGTTTAGGCCAGAGACAGGATAGTTACTCGGAGAGACTGAGAGAGTCTGGTTACCGATAACTGCAATGAATGGTAATCCATAAATTGCGGCTGTCCCGCCGGAATAGGCAATGGATGTGAGACTCAGATCTGCCAACGCGGTTTGCGTGAGGACGGTGAGGACGGTACTCACCGTAAAGCCATCAAGCTCCACCCATGTTGATGTCTGGCCTCCGGGTCGCAAAGATCGGATGCGAAAGTTGTAGGTCTGGCCAGAGGAGACGCCACCGACGAACGTGCTGTTCTCGCTGACATCCACTAAGCCTACGGTCAGCCAAGGGCCTATGCCGAGGTCTAGGTTGATGAGTTGGTACTGAATTTGTATCTGTGTGACAAATATATCAAGCGGAGTATCCCACTGCACCTCAACACGAGGTTGCACCACGCCGTCAAGCCCAACCAGAGCGGTCCCCAGTGATGATGTGAGGCTCATATCTGTTGGTGGAGTAGGAACTTGAGACAACTGTGTGGGCGTGGTGGGCACGTCATAGACGGTTAACTCATCTTCTGTGCTCCATTCATAAACGCTAGATTCTGTTTCAATCACATTTACTGTGGTATGAATGCTGAGAGCTTTTTGCCCATCCTGCCCATCCTCAGAATCAATCTTGAAAGATGTACCGACGACCTCAAGCATCTTTTCAGACCATCCCATCGGCGGGAACGTGAATAGCATCACGTCGCATGGTTGCATCTTGTAAGCGCACAAAGCCATCTCAAACGTGCCAGAGCCTTGCTGCCGATTACGCAACAATGCAATCTTGGCGCATCGCTGAGCCTGTGTGATGGACAATACTGTCTGGTAGCAGATTTCTTTTGGTAACTGCCGACCACCGTCAGCATTTAAATACTGGTCACTTGCATAACCGTGGAGAGTGTCACAGGCATACTCTGGATAGTTAGTGGGTTGGAATGCGAAAGGCCACGAATCAGAAATGGTGCCATTGTAAAATCCATTTGAGTCATATAAATTACCGACGCAGTTGTAGGGATAGGACGGAGCTATATAAGTTCCCACCACCCGATTACATAAATCACGAGTGCTACGGTAAGGCTTCCACGACGGGGCTGCTATCAGTGCATTATCATCAAACGAGAACGAGGGGCCTTGCCAATAAGCAGGCCAGATGTACCACTCTCCGCCAATGCGTGAGAGCCGTCCCTGGGCACCGGGCATCATTGCCGCCAGTACATCACCAGGCCCCGTCGCTGTGTCATAGTGCCAGTTTGTTGTGTAACGTGATTCCGTTGTAGATATTGCTTCAACCTCTACCTGCTCATCGCACACATTGGCAGCGGCTATTAGCTGAGCTAGGTTGACAGTGTTATCACCCAATCCAAACGTGGTGTCAGTAAGTACGTCAGAACAGATAAGTGCCCAGTTAGAGCTATATCCAGTGGTACTCGTGCGAGGATCATACACGTGTTTTCCATTTACAGTTATGCGAATCTCAGGAAATGAAGGGAATAGAGATGTGTTGTACTCAATCTTTAAATAGATGTATGCACATCCACCGACATAAGGGGAGTTACCGTGTCCATCGGCTGCCCAGTTTGGATCATTCGCAGTAAGTCCGCCAATAACATCGCCGTCTAGCTGGTCGCCATATCGAGCTTCACAATACAGACCAGAATGCCCGGTTCCCCCAAAGTTATATTGCTGACCAGATGGCCCTGTGTAAGTGTTGTTATCGGCGATGCCCCCGAAGCCAACTCCGTTGCGTATGCTGTATCCAACACCGGAGCCTAACCAGTGGACTTCTCTACCATCGAGGTATAGATTTTGTATGCTATCTATTTCGTGTCCAGCAAGGACGATCACTGCATTCCACTGGTCGTTGCTTGAGCCGGTGGTTGATTGGTAGATCATTATGCCGCCCACTCGCTGCTGTCCATAAACAATCTGTCTATATGCAGCGGCTTGCCGGGTGGTTATTGCCATCCCACGATTGCTGCTGAGAGCACCAGCAATCGCAGCGGCTTCCATTGAGACACCACCGAGAGCCAAAGCACCCAAGACATCCATCTCAGTGCTAGAGAGAGCCATCATTCCGGCGAAGCTGAGTCCACCCGTAAGGATAGCTAGGCCACCTGCCGCCGCAGCGAGTAGTGCCGCGCCTGTAATTGCTTTAGACATGGCTTACACGCTCCAACTACGAACGATTGATGTAATAGGTAGACGCACTAGCCCTGATTGACTTACGCTGATTACATGGCGACCATTCAGATGAACGATCCCCGCGATGAGGGTGTCACCGTTCTGAATAACAACTAAGTCACCCCGCTTAGCCATAAGCGGGTGCTGATACTCAATAAGTCCATGCTTGTTTGCACAGTAAGCAGCGGCATCGGCTACAGTGGTTCCACCTGTGATAGTTTTGATAAGGGCAAAGGCTGAGGCTTCATCGCTGTACTTCCCACGAAAGTCCGACGCAATATCTACCCCAGTGAATGCTTGAATTGCATTTGCTGGAAACATACAGCAGTCATTCACTCCCCAACCGAAAGCGTCTATGGCGTGCTCTTTTATATGGGTGTTATATTCCTGCGTGTCCCAGTGTTGTGTTCGTTTCATTTCGTATACAAAGCTCCATCCCGCTTGTGTCTTGCTCCATCCTGTAGCTGCTCAGGAGTCAATGTCTTATAGACTGCGGAGTTTTGATAGTGAGCTTTGCGACTCGCACGGTAAGCGTTGAGATACACCTTGCTGGTTGACTCAGCCGCTTTCAGCGCGGTGTCATATATTTTTTCCCATGCAGCTACAGCCATCACATGCTGCCCAGCCGGGGTCTCATTGGGGTTGAACCATGAGAGCCTATGCAGGGCTACAAACTCACAGCCAGACTCAGGCGGTTGCGGAGCATCGGATGGGACAACAAGGTTGCACTTATTACAGTGAATGATTAACCCGGTTGGTGGGGTAAATGGTTTATTCATAGTCTTAGCCGCCCCAGTTCCAAGCGGCGTCGTTTAATTGCTCTACCCACCCAAAAGCTGCGTCCGTGGGATATGCGATACGCTGATCTGCTGAGTCATAGCGGCGCATGTTAGGCCGAGCAAGGTCTAGCATCCGATTCTCTAAGTTGAGTGAGATGGAAATGGTATCGACGCCGGGAGTAATCGTTGGCGTATCCACGATGCCAGAGAACATCAAATAGGGAGTGCCTATCAGCGTCCGTTGCGATGTCACAAGTCCAAACCAGATATTCGCTGCCGCACCTAGCTGAATATCTGTCAGGCTCTCTGCAAGTAAGAGCGGATCAATACCACTTAATGTAACCGTAGTTCCGTCTGCGCTGACTTCCACACCCTCTGTGATTGCGCCGATACTTCCAAGTGATCCAACACCAAGGAATGTTTGCCCATTCCAAACCAACTCGCCGGGGCCACTCCAAACGTAGACAGTCTGACTTTTAAACGTAAGCTGCACCATCCTCACCGGATATATAAGGTTGGCAGTCATTGCAGCGGCAAGGGTGGTATCGAGTGAGCGCATGAGGTTACTGAGCCTCTATAAAGGGGCTGGATAGTTGCTTAATTTGTTGTCTGTATTAGCGGTATTCCATCACTGGGAACGACAGCCGCGTTAGTCTCGTGGCTGCGTCTACATTCCAGGTCCGTTTATTTGTAGCGAGTCTAAATAGACCCATCGGGTTATTGAGAATGATGGGAGCAGATGCAGCGGGAACCTCACGCAGTGACGGCCAGATGGTAATAGACGCATTGCCCGAACTATCAGAGTTGACAATGTCTAAGACTTTGTGAAGTCGATAACCAACCTGTAGCAAGTCACCCGGTAGTAATAGACCGATCTTGCCCGGTGTCCATCCTGTCGTTGTCAGCGTAGATTGACCGAACATATCAACCGGAGTTGACGGACACGTCGGGGTTCCCGATGGGTTTCCACGTGGTCTTGTTTTCATCGGGTCGCCTATCTGTATCGCGTTCATCATGCCTCGGCATTCCATTAGCGCACTTATCCAGACATCGGCTTGAGCTTGACTCAGCGGGGGCAATGTAACAGTCGCTGTCCACATATCTGCACCTATCCAAGCCTGCGCTTGTGTCTGGGCAGTGTAGGGGCTAACCACGATGGCCACAGCATCGGTGAAATCAAACTCCACAGACGCGGCACAGGTGATCGGAGGCGTAAAGACTAGCGTGACGCTGTTACCAGCGAGTGTGATGATGGTTGTACTCATTAGGTTATTGTGAGAGGGTATTTAGGATAGAGATTAGTTGGATAGCTAAACGAGAAGGGTTTAGTTAGTAGACATCAATGCACCACACATACCTAAGCCCCGTACTGATAGTTAGTATCCTTCAAGGAAAATAAACCCGGTTGTAGTTGCCCCTGTTATGGTGACCGACGATGCGGAAAGGGATGTAACCACCGTAGCTGCAACTAATGAACTAGCAATGATTCCCGGTATGCTATTGAAGGCTGTTGGGAAGATATAGCTGGCCGTTCCCACAGCCGCGTTACAGAAGATGACAACTTTCATATAGCTGCTCCCCTGAAATGGTTGAGAGAAAGCAACTGTACCGCTGGTCGATGCGCTTACTGTAGATTGAGTAGCAGCAGAGTTGAGGGGGCCGTGAAAGACACTGGGGTCGGTACCGGATTGATTAATAAAGTAATATCCGGTGAAGGAAAGATTATCGGAGAAAGCGGCGTTATTTGTGGCTGAGTGTGCCGATGCCTTTGCGTCGTAAAAACCCACGTAATGATTAACCGTGCTTGATGATCCGAGAGTGAATGAGGACCAGAAACCTACAAAGTAGTTAGTTATCGCACTCGTCGCTGTTGTTGGTGAGGAATTGAACACAAATATATTGCCATTTGTGTCGGAAGAATTCACTGTAAAAGTAGCATTGAAAGCAGACTTATTTGACCCCAGTGTGTTTTGAAAAGTACCACCTACTAGGAACCCGTTCTGTACGCCGGCACCAGAGCCGACCCCAACACTGCCACCAATAATCTCAACATTACCACTAAATTGGGGAGCTGCAAGCATCGCCAATGTACCTGTTGCCGATGGCATTGTGATGGTATTGCTGCCCACCGTCACACTTGCTGGTATTTTCATTGTTGCCGAGGAGAAGTTCTGCAAGCCGGTAGTGTAAGTGTTTGCCTGTCCTGTCTGTACAACAGTAGAGGGCAGACTATAAGCTGCCGTGAAAGCCCCCGATGCCAATGCTCCACCACCACCGCTGCTAGTAATAGCTGACCCCGCACCAATGGTTAGAGAAGGCATTGTTATCGCCGCCGCACCGGAACTCCCCGTATGTGTGAAGGTCAGTGTGCTAATCGGCGACGATCCGGTACCAATGACATTCTGTACCTGCCAAACATCGGAAAGCGTTGCACCTGAGTAATAACTTCCTACTATATCCAACACGCTAGAACTGTAGTTGATCGACGATGTAGCGTTCGCTCCTGTCACACTCAACGAACTGGCTGCATTAACTGCGTAGAAGAAAGTAGCTGGCTCCAGTATGTCTACAACCGATCCTGTATCAAAGATATGTCCATTTCCAATTGCCCCACTTGTACCGGCTAAAAGATAATAACCGGATGTAAGATTGGAAAGAGTAATACCAGTTGCTGTGATTGTACCCGCTGAGAAATTGCCGGATGAGTCCCTAGCTACGATAGTTGAGGCTGTGTTCGCCGTAGCATAGGCGATAGAGGCCGTGATCGTAGTAGCCGAACCTGCAACACCTAGCTGCCCAGATGTCATCCCGCTCACGCCGGAGGAGGTCAAGTAGGTATTCGTATCCAGCGCGAACGTCCCTGCTGCCGTCATCTTGACAAATGGCGTACCTGTAGTCCACGTTGGATAACTCAGTGCGCTCCATGTGCCCACTGTCGGTGTACCGCTTAGTTGGGAGTAGGGCAGAGATAGGCTGCTCAAAGTGGTGAGCGTTGAATTGCTCGTCGCTGTGATGTTTGTCGTCATGCCAGCCGTCGCAGCATAATTGACAGATAGCGTGTTGGCATCTATTGGATTCGGAGCAACTGCGCTTCCGGTCGGCTGGTATCCTAGTACAAACGTGTGACCATTTGTGATTGGAACGCTGGAATAATAAGTTAGAGACGGACCTGACTGATAAGGGATGCTATAAGTTATGCCACCAGTCAAATTAGTGGCTTCTGTTGCCGTACCTGCCAAACTAGCCGAGATTGTCTCCGCCATAAAATTGCCGGAGGCGTCGCGCATTACAACGGTTGATGGTGTGGGAGCATTCGTCGCGTTCATGTAGGCCGCAGACCCAACTCCTTGTGTTCCTAGCAGCACTGAGCCAGTGCCATAGGTGCTTAGCGTTGTACTCCACGCTCCTGCATTCACAGTCACAATCCCGGTGCCGGATGGATAGATGGTAGGGCCAGTCGCGCCCGTGGCTCCGATAGCCCCTTGTGGCCCCGTTGCCCCGGCCACTCCCGCTATACCCTGAATGCCTTGCGCACCCGTAGCACCTGTCAGTCCTGTCGGGCCGGTCAATCCTTGTATCCCCTGCGCTCCCGCCGGACCTGTAGCCCCCACAGATCCGGTTGCTCCCGTCAGTCCGGTTGGCCCAGGTACGCCTTGCAACCCGGTAGCTCCTGTCAATCCAATCGGGCCTTGAGGCCCAGTCGCGCCGGTATCGCCCTGAATACCTTGTGGGCCTGTTGCTCCCGTCAAGCCCTGAATCCCCTGCGCCCCCTGTGGGCCGGTTGGCCCAGTAGCACCTGTTGGGCCAGTAGCACCTGTTGGGCCAGTTGGGCCAGTCTGAATTGTAGCCATCAGACCCAGTGATGGAACAAAGGTATCTAAATCGAATGATGCACCAGACGGTTGGATCACATAGCCATTGCCGAGTATGTTGTTACCCGCAAGGTCAATAATACTTACCGTATATCCGATGTTAACTGGACTTGTCATTGTGGTATCGGGTATTTGTGGAGGAATGTCGGAGGAGTCCGCTGTGAGTACACCGTTGACAATGGGGAATGAGTAAGGCTTAATGCTCATCTGTCCGCCGCCGCCTACCTCAAAACTGATCGGCACACCTGTCGTAGTAGACACGGCTTGAAACTCTATCTGGCCAGTTGAAAGTAACTGGCCTAGCAGAGAGCCATAGATTCTAGATGCGGTGATGAGGGTGAAGCCCGGTGCTGCTGGCATGATTTAGTCCTAACTGAGTGAAATAGTGTAAGTGCTCCCGCTCTGTGTGATGGTTATACCCGTTCCGGCCAGTAGCTTTAGTGGCATAGTGACCATATCGTCAAGGTTGGGTTCGTAAGTATCAAAGTCGAATGCTGCACCAGTAGGTTGGATAGTGTATCCAGAGCCGAGTATGTTTATACCCGTCAGTGGGTCAATAATGCTAACTAAGTACCCTATGTTTACTGGATTTGTTAAAGACACGTCTGGCAACTGAGGAGTGATGCCGGATGAGTCGGCGGTGATAACACCGTTGATGACAGGGAAACAGAATGGCAGGGAAACCATCTGCCCGTTGTCTGTCCCACCTACGCGGAAGCTAATCGGCTGTTGGGTCAAAGTCGAGACGGCTTGAAACTGAATCTCACCAGACGCAAGCAACTGTCCAAGCAAGCTGCCGTAGATGTTATTAGCCGTGATGTAAGTGAAACCGGAAGCTGCTGGCATGGATTACTCACCTAAGAAGGGGGTTGAAAGTCGGAAAGCTGGAATTACTAAGCTGCGCGAGATGGTCTGCGTTTCTGCGTTTCCCTGTTCGCTTGAACGGAGCCAGCCATGATGTGTGGGGCAGCGGCACGGATACCACGCTGCACGGCAGCTTCTACCGCTGCGGGGTCATTCGATCCTCGTGCGTCGATTGCGCCGGGATGAAAGTGAATATCCCCACCACTGCTACCAGAACCAAGTTTGTAGTTTGGGATCACCCTTCCAGAGACACTGGGGACGAAAAGCTCCGGCCCAGCCTCGCCCACGATGGCAGGACCGTTGAGGTACCCACCGTCTGCAAGGAATGGGATAACAGACTTCAACATGCTCCCAAAGACACTGCCAACCTTGCTGGTTGCTGCTGACGCTGCCCCACCAACCACCCCTGCAATCGCACCAGCGGCCTTACCCGCTGCTCCCGCGCCGTCCATGATGACATGCATTGGGTTGGACTTCGTGCCCATCTTCCCCATGCCGGGGATCATGCCCATGAGAGCACCCTCGCCCTTTTCCAGCGAGGTGGTTGCTACGTTCTTGAATACACCGGAGCCAAACTGTTTGAAGTTTGTTCCTTTGCCCATCATGCCATTGACTAGCTGCTCATTCAGACTGTGCAGAGTCGAGGTGACGAGAGACTTCATCTGTGCCGCAGCATCTTGTGATGCAGCTATGAACTCTTGAATGCCAGACTTGAATCCGCCGAGTGCAGACTCAGCCTGTATTTTCCAGCTATCAGTCTGAGCAGTGTTTGCAGCCTCACCTTGGAGGGTTGCAGTCTGGGCATCTATATCAGTGCCTTTTGCGTTGAGGGTGTTTAGGGTCGTTTGATGCTCTGCGGCAAGTTGATTCTGATAGCCCGTGTAAGTCATCCCGCCATGGGCGGAGGCATCATAGGATTCATTCTTGCGCTTGTCATAGGCATCATTCTCAGCGGCGATCTTGGCATCATTGGCCTTCTTATCACCGGCCAGCTTATCGAGCATGTTCTGAAACGCGTCTGCATGTTCGCTAGCCTCTTGAGTCGCAGCGGTGTGCTTGCTGATAGCTCCGGTAGATAAGTCGTGGGCAGTGTTCTGTTCTCGTGAGGTGCTGGCATTCTTCTGCTGAGCCTCAGTGAGCTTGCCTTGAGCATCGGCTAAGACAGCGGATGAGTCGGCCATTTTCTGTTGAGCTTCAATCTGAGCAGCGGCCATCCGTGCATACGCATCGGTCTGCTTTTTAATTGACTCGGCGGCATAGTCGGCAGTCTTCTTATCGTCAGCAATCTTCTGCTGGTTCAACTCACCGAGTTTGTTGTTGATTGTCTGATAGTTGTTTGCAGCAACAACAGAGCAGTCAATGATACTTTTCCAGTAGTCAATTTCCTCACTGACTCCAACTTTGTGAGCTTCACGCAGCTTGGCGAGTCCGGCTTCGTAAGCCTTCATCTGCGTGGCAGCAGCTTTGTCGGCGGCTTCCTTGGCTTGTTCAGTCGCATCCTTCGCGTCCTGGAGACCCTTCAGCTTCCCGGTCCCTGTCTCGTTGGCCTTCGCCAGTGAAGCGGTGTCCTCATTACCTGCGATCCGTGCCTGCGAAGCCTGCTCAGCGGTTATGTTGAGGGATTGGTCTCCATAGACTTGGGCGTAGGTCGCACCCTGCCCTCCGGGGAGCGAGACGTTGCCGCTACGTGCGGTTACATCCGATGCCAAGCGGGTCTTCTCACCGGCGGTGAAGGTGTCCATGTGCGTCTGGATTGCGTCCGCACCCTTTTGATCCCCAGCGTGTAGGGCGATCACCTTCTGGTTGGCCAGACGAGCCATCTCAGTCCAGTAACTATTGATTTGATCCTGCACATCCTTGGTCGAAGCCTTACCAATTAGCTGCTCAGCAATCCCGTTTGAGTTCGCCTTCATCAACTCGGCGAATGCCTTTGAATCCTTACCCAGTGACTCAGCGAGATCGTCGGCTTTCTTGCGGGCCTCATCCAGCTCGTCCTTGACGACGTTTTGAGGACGATGCTCCAGCTTGGCAATCTGGTCATCAAGGCGATCATTGGCGATGCGCATTGCATCATTGGAACTTGTTTGTGCCAAGTTCATCGCCGTAAAGCCATCGGCGAGAGCCTTGGGCATCGCGTTGACTTTCCTGACAAAGTCAACAACCTTTTCGCCAATACCAGCAATTAATCCGGCGAATGCAAGTCCACCGATGAGTGGAAATGCAGCTTGAAGTGCCTTGCCGACACCGGGTAATGTAGATAGGAACTTGACCGCACCACGGGTATTGTTTTCCCAGTGACCGGATAGTTCCTTCATCGCGGCTGAGCCTGCAACCATGGAGGACGCTGTTGCAGCGCCAGCAGCTTTAGTCTTACCCGCAAACACATCCAACTGACGCTGTGCCTCTTGCATCGCAGCCGTGTAGTTGGCTTTATTGACGGATAAGACTATATTGATGTTGCCAGCAGCTTCAGCCATGTTAGGTAGTTCCCTTGGTATTTCCAGCCTTTTCTAACTCAGTGGTGAGTGTGGTGCAGATGGTGGATATTACTTCTTGGCGAGTAGCTTCATACGCAGGACGGATGAATGGGTGTTCATCTACAAATCCAATCTGCTTACCCGGTCCTCTAGTCTTTCCATTTGGTAATAGTCGAGAACGCCCACCGCGTATCATTCGGTGTCCATATTCGACCCAACGTGCGACGTGAGCGGTGAGCTTGCTGGGGCCAACGATTGCGGAGATAGCCCCCTGCTCATCCTTCGTGGTGCGAACAATGATGTCAGCCTTGAGTGCCCCAGCAGGGAGATACCCACCCGGTTCATCTTTGACAGGGGCGCGTTCCTCTACCGCAGCTTTTTCAATGAGTCCGCCCGCTCTGAGAGCTTTACGGATGCAGAGGTCGGCTTGTTTCGTTGTGAGAGCATTCAGTTTAAGTTGCAACTCTTTTAGTCCCTCAACCTCGATACTGATTCCATCTGGCATTATTTCTTCTTATTGAGGTTGGGAAACATCATGCGGATACCATTTGCGACGGCTTCGAGGCGTTTCTTTGTCATGTGTGGTCGCTTTGGTTTAGTGTCATTAGTCTTATGCCATTCACTAGGCATAAAATCTTGTGGCTTGGTGGGCTTCTCACATGATCTAAAGCCCGTATTAGCAATCCAGCTTGTTAGTTGAGCAAGCATGAACTCATTAGCGACCGTATCGACTTGTTTTCGCTTTAACAAGGCATCGAATTGACGTGGTGTTAGTGCATAAAAGTCTTTATTGGATAGATGGAGGTCATATCTCGCGACAGACCAGAAGTGCAGCCACAGAGCTTCTGAGCTTAGCTCTAACCCTGTGGCTCTTGTTTTGGGTCACTCGGCTCTGGCTCAGCAAGTGACTCACTGTAAGCCTTTGCAATACCCTCAAATATGCTGCCTAGATTTCTGAATGTCACGAGCTTGGCAACTTCTTCTGGTGTAATGGATGGCTTGTATGTGATGAGTGCAGCATAGAGCAGTGGCACAACACGATCTGCGTCCATGTTGCTCAGGTCGAGCGCGTGCAACAGATTGCAGGCGATACCAGCTTGCCGGAGCTTTGCAGCGGCGACTGCGAGAGCACCAAAAGTAAAGCAGAGATGGTACTCAACTCCACCCAGAGTAATGACTATTTTAGGTAGGGTTGGATCAATAGCAGGATTCTTGGCTACTTTGGACATTTAGTTATGCCCCTTCGGTTACAGTCCAGGCACCGTCGATTTCAAGAGTAAAGGTGTAGTCGGGCTGCTTGTTCAGATCCAGGTCGAAACCACCTGCCTCAGTGACGATTGCGCTAAACGCGATTAGATCACCAGTGGTCGTTTGCCCAGCGGCCCCGTTCACGGGGAGCTGTATCTTGAAGTCATAAAGTTGTGCGGTCGCGGCGGCTGCAACGACAGCAGCTTGCCCAGCATCATTACTGACACGGAGCGTAGTAAGCGTGACAGTGCCGTAGTCCACAAGCGTACCGAGCTTGCGCTTGACGTTCGCAAGGAAGGTGCTGGCATCGGTTACACCGACCTTGAGACCGCTAACCTTAGCGGTTGTGATTGCGCCGATCGGTGTAAATGTTTCTGTTCCTGTTGAACCGGTGACTCCGCCTATCGAGATGACGGTGCCAACGGCAGTTGCCTGTGCTTTCGTGGCGGTTTGACTCATTGGGAATTCTCCTGTGTTGCTTTTGAAGTGGTTGTTGCTTACTGCAATCCGTCGAAGACGTAGAACTCTGCCGTCGCACGATACTGAAGCAGGTCGTTATCGAAGTCGTCCTGCGGCATGAGGTACTGGATAGATGAATTTCCCGACGTATACCCAGAGAGTGCTTTGACTACCGCGTAGCGGAGACTCACAGCATCGTCGTATGTGTCGCCCCAGCAGTTGACTTCTACGCGGTATCTCTGCACACCCATATCGGACATCGTGGGGGTGTTGGAACCACCGACGAACGTATAGTCACAGCAGGGCAGTGTAGGGTCGGTGGGCAACACGAGCGGATATATCCGAGTGCCAACGATTGCTGTGACAGATGTAGCTGAGGTGAGTGCTGAGCGAAAAACTGTCTCGATCATTTATTCCGCTCCATCAAGCTCGTAACACATCAGAATGAGTTCCCGGTTGCGTTGCTTCGTGTTGAGTACAGCCTGAATTTCATAGGTGTGAACTACGCCCGTTGTTGCTTCCGTGTAGACAATGCGCTGGTTGGCAGCAACGACTACGGAAGATGTCCACCGGCATGTGATCCTGTGAGTGACCTTCGACATAAACTCAGCAGTCGAATAGAGAAGCTGTGAAGCCTGAATGTCGATGCTTGCCCACGCTGTATAGACCGTCGTCCACGTTTGCAACTCTTGGCCGAACGAGTCCTGCGTTGTTGTTTGGCTTTGAATCTGTATCCGGCGATTTAATTTGCCACTCAGCATGTCGCCGCCTTACCGATAACTAAACATGCGAATCCGCTCTGTATCGAGTAGGGCATTTACACCCAGCGGGATGTTCTTGAGGCTGAGTTCCGACACCTCTTCGCGATGCTCATACCAGTGCGAGACAAGCAGCAGGATTGCCATGACAACTGTTTGTGGGCAGTTGTTGACCTCTACGCCATCACCGAAAGAGCCAGCGACGAAAGTAATCTTGACGTTGCCCGGAACAAAATTAGGAGTCTCTGGCCAGATGTTTCCCCACGAAGGAGCAATGCGACCGGGCGTGGATGTCGTGTCCACGTTGTATGCAGTCGAAGCAAGCGTCTGCGTCTCGCCAGTTCCGTCAACGTAAGTGATGGAAGTGACGGAGACGAGGCTTGCACGCGGCATGTCAATCGTGAGCCTGTCCCAGAAGAAGAATGGGTAGTCGGAACGTGCAGCAGGGTTCAGCGTTTCCTCACCCCATGAGAGTGGGAAGAAGTCCAGCGTCCGCCTCCATGTTTGATTGAAAAAAGCGCGATGAGTATAACGCTCACAGTATTGACGCGCTGCTGTGATATAGACAGCGAACAGAGCGTCGTCATCCGTGAAGTCCACCCTGCATTGCTGCTTAGCTTGTGCAAGCGTGACCGGCTCAGCTACAGGCGGTGTTACGAGTTGTAAGGACAGGCCAGTCATATTAATTAGGCTCTGACAGCTTTCTCACGCTTTGACTTCGGCGGAGTTGGAGGAATGAATGTAGGTGAGCCAGTAAGTGTCCAGAGTTGAGCTTTGCCTTCGGAGATCCACTTATTAGCGATGTCATCTGCAATGTCCAATAACTCGCCGAGTAGCAGCGGACGTGGTGACAACTCGGATATAAAAGAACGTGTAATGCGAATGAGCATGATGCCTCGGTAGAGGATTAAATTGGGCAGGGCGACCCAGTATCGAGTCGCCCATTCCAAGGTTGATTAAGAGTGGGTTGCCAGCTTGAGAATCGGGTGAGTCCCGGCATCGGTCGAGGCTCCAGCAACACGGGCGTATGCCAAGAAGGCAACTTCCAGAGAATCAGCGAACCGCTCGTCCAGACGACGGATGCTCAAGTCGCCATCGGTGCGGAGCAAGTAACCCTCGTTGAAGTCACCGTACAGGATGCCCGTATTGCCAGCGACGAAGGCCGAAGGCAACTGCTGATTGAGAACAATAGGACGCCCAAACAGGTGATCTAACACACCCGAAGAAGGATTCGGAATGAAGATCGGACGGCCTAGTGTGTCCTTGAGTCCCATGATGAGAGCGCGGGATGTGGAACTCATAACCCACGAAGCATTGCCCTCGTAAGCTGGGTCGAGTGCGCTATAGACGAGGTTGAGATCGTCAAAAGCGACCGTGCCGGATACAGCAGAAGTACCGCCGAGTGTCGCACCAGTTATGATGGATGCCACATTGCTGGAGTTACCATTGGTAAGCAGGTACTCCAAACCACGGTAGTATCGCAGAGCAAACTTCTGTTTAATCCACGAACCTACATCAAACGATGCATCTTCGAGTTCCTGAAACGAAGCCTTGACCATAGTGGCCACGGTGTCCGTGTTCATAATGAAGCCAGAGAACGTCGGATCGGTGTCAGTCAGAGCCGTACCTTCGCCGCCTGTAATCGTGACGAGTGTGTTCCCTACGTCATTCGACATACCGACCTTGATTGGTGCGCCGTTGTTGTTGGTGACCTTCTTGCCGACGATGGTCACCGTGTTACCGATGAGCTTCTGGGCGTCGATGATTGTTTGATTGAAAAGCTGTGGGATAACCGCGCCTGTCGAGGTGGTGGTCAAGTCGCGTGTTTCGCCGTAGCGGACGTAGCGCTCGAAAGCCCGAACTTCGCGGTCGCTCTTCTCGCGGGTCTCAGCTTCAGACGCAGCCGGGTTGCCACGCGGAGGACGTACAGTCTCGCGGGTCTCAGCTTCATACTTTTCGAGCTTCTCAGCGGTAGCGATGTCCTGCTCTAGCTGCTCTACATCTTTGACCATGCGGTTAGCCTGGTCACGTTGCTCAGCGGTCACGGAATCGCCTAGCACGAGCTTCTGTGCGTCGGTAATCAGCTTTGTCCGCTGTTCTTTCATTTGGTTGATAGTCATTAGTGCTGTCCTTTGCACACGCGTGTGTGCAGTAAGCCCAGGTGGGCATTGATTGGGGAATAAATTGCGGGCGGTGCAGGACAACACTCGCCTCAGACGAATGCTTCACAGCGGCGGTCGAATCGGTTTGCGGTTGGGCGCACAGCGCGGGGCTGACCGTTACGACTGCGAACTTGGGTGTTATTTACTCTTGAGGGCCAGGAGCTTCAGGCGAATCTCCATCGTGGCTTTCCATTCGCAAGTGTCATCAGCGGACACGTCGATGTTGCGTTCGCTCCGACATGACGCACAGTTCAAGTCGTCACAGTCGGGGTTCGTGCAGTTCTCACAGTCTTCGCCATCGCTGTCTACGCAGACATCACATAGGCACTTGCAGTCGGCGTTGCGCTTCTCACGGATCTTGCTGCGAATCTCTTTCGGTGCGGAGCGGAGACTGATAGAGGTTGATGGATATGCCGGGGAGCTTGTCACGGTGATTTCAAACAGGTCTACATCCAGCAGTGTGCGGATGTAGCGTCCGTCAGAATCTTCTGACCAAACATCGCTGATGCAGACGAACCCAAACGACATCCCGGTTATGTCCCCACGTTCCACAAGAACGATGAGGTCGTTTGCTGTCGTGGTGTCCGGGAGAACACAGTCGAACTTGAGGCCGGTCGCATCTACACTCAGCGTCAATGTGTTGGAGGTCGTGCGACCAAGAACAGCGGCGGTGTCGTGCGCGTATAGACAGAGAACATCGGGGTTCTCTTGCAGCGTGCGTGTGAATGCAGTAGGTGCAACCAGCTCTGCCCAGCCACCCATGTCCACGCTGGCTGTGTTGAACACTGATGCATAGCCAGACAGAACACGTTGCCCATTGTCGTTGGTTGCAACACGCAGTTCGCGTGCTTGGATGACTCTTGTCTCATGTTTTGGAGTTTGCTTATTCATTGTGTGTCTCACTTACGGTCTGTTCAGCAGCGAACGCAGCTACATCTCGTGCGGTGTTGATGACGACGGACCTGACGGCCTTCGTGAACTCAGCCCCGGCGTTGGCGTCTACATCTGTGTCTGTGTAATCTGCTGCACGCTTGGCCATCGACCGGCAAACTGTTTCAATGTGCTTGTCAATTCCTGAGTTAGGCATCACAGAAATGCCGTTCTTACTCATGGCAGCGCCTTGTGCAGCTTCAGCAATCGAGCGCAATACTGGGCTAAATAGGCCGGAAATAGTGTCGTAATCTCGTTTATCTCTTTTGCAAAGGCGTCCGAAAGCATCCCGATAGATCACGAGGTATGCAGATGTGTACCGCGTCATCGCAGAACGCTCATCTGGTGTAGGTGCGGCGTCAGTGTCCGGTGTAGTGTCTTCATCCGGCTTAGCGTCACTGAGCAGCGGCTGATCTTGAATGCTTTCTGTATCAAGCAAACGCTCAGCGTTTTGCATGTTTACAGGAACCCAAAAAATATCCCCTGCTGGGCCAATGGGGTTCATACCAATCTCTGCACGAATGTCATTAGTAGACAGCCAGCCCCATTGTTTGCCGGCAGTGAAGCCAGCAGCTTGCGATTCAATGTCTCCGCGTAGTCTTTCGCTCACGTCGAACTCGACCACGAACCGGCCAGAGTTACGACCAGCAGTGGGAAGCAGCTTGCGTGCAATCTCCGACTCCAAGCGACTCAGATATGGACGGAGTGTGTCTGTGACGAATGTCAACGCTTGCTGCTCTGCATTTGCGTTGCTGAGCTTGCTTGTGTCGCCCACCATGTGGGGTGGGACACGGAAGATTGCGGCAATCTCGGTGCGTTGATACTGACGAATCTCTAAGAACTGTGAATCTTTATTGCTAAGGCCGATGGGAGTGTAAGTCCACTTACCCGGTAGGAATGCGGTACCACCCTGCTTGTCTCCGCCATTGGTTCGTTCCCACGACGATTTGATTGTAGCGATCTCAGGATCATCAAATTCAGAGTCGGTGGTGAGAATGCCACCGGGCTTGCTACCGTTGCCAAAAAAGCGGGCACCGGACAGCTCACTTGCTCGCGCTAACCCTATTCCTTGACGTGCAAGTTGGACTGGGGAAATTCCGCGAAGTCCGTCAAAACAGAACAGAGGGACATGCAGTATATCCGCTGAAGCGATGGTGCGAGTCTGGCCGTTGCCTTCCTTGCCATCCAATCCGTCAGAGGTCTCGTAAACTAGGTCACCGCCTGTGCCGTTAGGCAGGAGCGGTGTACGCTTCGGCTCAGTCTTCTGTGGATGTAGTGGCCACAACGCAACTGGGCGTCCGCCCTTATCTCGCTGTATCTCTGCGTAGCAGTTGCCGGTGAGTGCAAGTCCACCGACCAAGCTCTCCCAAAATGTGAACGCTGTCATTTCCGGGTTAGGAGCTACACCCAGCAAGTAAGCTAGATCATGGTTCTGATTCTCTTTACGTCCGTTGTCCGTTAGCTCATACACTCGAACTGGCAGTGATGCGACGGACTCAGACAGAACACGAACACAAGCGTAAACGGTTGCCTGTTGCAGCGACGTAGCAACGGTGACGCGCTCACCACTGACTGTAGGCTCACCCGATGCCCACGCTAGGAAGCCCGACGTGCTGAGAGGGATTGCTGGGTTGTTGAGAGGGTCGCTGGAACGACGTTCATGCCCTACGAATTTTGCTATGGTCGATCTGATTCCCATACTGGGGGCGTCCTAAATCGTGTGAGTATTCGGAAAACCTACATCACAAACGGCGTAAAGTGTTTTTTCTTTGGAGAGATGGTGACGACCATTGCTCTGGACAATGCACAAATCAGTGCGGAGATGCCGTCAATCCTCTCCGCTGACTTCACTTTGTTCGGCTTCACATTCCCTGTGGGGTCTGTGTCCACGACTACATTGCTTGCCATCCACCGAAGAATGGGGTTGTTGAGGTGCGTGAGGTCATGCTTGAGAACAAGCTCAAGCAGTCGCTTTGTTGGTCCTGCAAGCGACGGAAAGCCTTGACGGAGCGGACTGACGGTGAATCCACGCACCTGAAGCCACGTTGCTGTCTCCGTGGCGTTCCACGGGTCATAACTGATTTCGCGGATGTCATACGTCTCAGATAGCTCGATAATTTTGAGCCTTACCGCGTCGTAGTCGATGACATTTCCGGGTGTAGCTGTCAGCATCCCCACGCGCTGCCACGCGTCATAAGGCACTCTGTCTCGCTGGCAACGCTTCCCGATGTTGTCTCCGGGAATGAAGAAGTGTGGAAGTACAACCCACTTGCTGCGGTCACCGTATGGTGGAAACAGCAACACGAACGCGCTGAGGTCCATCGTTGTGCTGAGGTCGAGTCCGCCGAAGCATGGTTGATTCTTCAGCGACTCAAGGTCGATGGGCTCGTTGCATTGTGCCCATTCATCCATCGGGAAGTAAGCGACGCTCGTCTGCGTCCAGATACCAAATCGGACACGGAGTACTTCGTTCAAACTCGCCGGGTCCCCCATCGCCTGATTTATTAGTGCTGCTAAATCTCTCTCCCGAACGCTGACACCCAAGTTGGGATTAGCCTTAATCCACATGGATGGATCGTCATAACTGTCACCCTCATCGAGGCAACACACCCAGGCAAACCAGTCGTCAGCTTGCAGTGTTCCCGTCAGAACCTTCTCGCTGTATGCGTGCTGACGTTTGCAGACTGACTCCTCACCGGAACCCGCTGTCGTGATGACTATCAGGATGGGTGAGTCACGCTTACCGAGTGCGTTGACGAGTCCCGTCCACATCACTTCAGCACCGTAACCCCATGCGTGCAGTTCGTCGGCGACGAATGCTTGTGGACGCTTGCCCTCAAGAGAACCGTAGTTTGCAGCGAGTGGTTGGAACTTTGATGCCGTACCCGGAACGTGCAGATTGTTCGTGTGCGACTTGATGCGTTTGGCCAGTGCCGGTGACTTCTTCACCATCAACACAGCGTCGTCAAACACAACCTTCGCCTGTGTCTTATCCACGGCAACGCTGTAGACTTCGCTACCCGCTTCGCCAACTCCGATTAACTCGTAGAGCGCAAGAGCAGATGCCCATGTGCTCTTACCGTTACCCTTCCCACATTCGCAGTACGCAATGCGGAAGCGGCGGAATCCTGTATCTGCCCAGCGCCATCCGTAGAGGATGTAGAGCATGGCCTGTTGCCATGGCTCCAGCTTGATGGGCTGTCCCTCAAGCTCACCTCGTAGATGACAACAGAAGGACTCTACAAACTGAATAACTCTCAGTCCTTGTTGCGGATTGAATTTCAGATTGCGTAGATGTCCAGTTGCAAGATCGTTATGATGACGCTCACAAGCTAGTCTGACTAATTTGCCAACTACGATTTTGTTATTGAGTACATCTTGGATGTACTGCTCAGGTATATTTAGATTGTCCACGCTTTACTTGTTTTCACTATCGCCCACCAAGTCATCTTGAGGATTGGGCGTTATGTCATCGGCTCCGATGCCTTGCATAAACTCAGTAAATGCGTCTTCGCCGGATGATCCAGCAACCTCTAGCTTGGCTCTCGCCGCAGGAGTCATTCCAAACTCTATTAAAAATTTTCTCATCTGGTCTAAAGCACTGTTAGCTATTCCACAATATGGGTTCTGAATGGGGAAGCCACTTTTAGGTGACTTGATGACTGGGCCATACTTCTGCAAGTTTTCCTCAGCGTTTACCCATCGACTCCATGAGCCACAGTAAGCGGCTAGTGCTGCTCTATCAACGAGAGTCAATAGATTAAGCCTTACAAGCTCTACACTTATACGCTGCCATTCTTTCTGTGCTTCGTCGTCCAGATGAGATGGGCAGCGGGGTACACCAGTAGGGTGCGGCTCCCGATGGTTGAGTGGACGATGCCCAGGATTTCCCCTGAGTTCTTTTAAGCTGCTTGGGAGTGGTCGTCGTCCTGCCATATAGTCGTACCTATTTCGTTCAATCGTTGTTTCGCTATCTCGATATACTCAGCAGATAACTCAATGCCAACTACATCATTCCAACCGGCCTGTAATCCACCAATCATCTCGGAGCCAGAGCCACTGAATGGCACTAGGAGTCGCTGCTGTGTGTCTGGTGAGAATTGGGGTAGGATGAGCTTCGCCAAGTGCCCCGTGAGGCTCAGAGGCTTAACCGTGGGGTGTGTGTTGTGGTTGATAGCCCGTTGTTGGTCAGGCTGGTTGCCGAGGCCGTTGCCATGCGTCGGACGCGCCTTGAGGGGTAGAGTCTCACACCCTGCATCCCGCTCTTTACGACTTGCCTTGGCACAATAGAAATATCGGCTCCATGGTTCACCCTCATAGTTCTCATCAATAATGGTGTTGGCTGGCCAGCGTCCCAATGTGCTCATCTCTTGCTGATATGCTGGCAGTACTTCTGGTCGCTCTATCTGACCGAATCCAGTCCATCCCTGATAGCGGTTAATGGGTATTGGCTCGCTCTCGATTCTGCATCCATCTATATTGAGGGGTAGAATCTTCTTGGCCGGTTTACGCGCTAAGACGATAGGTTCATAGCTGGGCTTAAGACAGGCTTTGGATTTTGGGAATCCTTGAGCGTATAGCCACATTAAGCAGTCACGGATCTCAAAG